ATAAATACAACATGGCTCCAATCCCTAAGAAGCGGAAGACTGTTACTACTGACGCAACGTATCGATCGAGACCAAGGGGAGCAGTCGACCCTGCGCGAAAGCGAAATAAGGTGTCACACAAAGTTTTCGCGGACGCTAAGCATAACTATGGTCCTGGTCGTAGTGGGTATAATAATGTATATGGGAACCCGTCTGCTGTCGCAGTGAAGCGGAAGAAGAAAGTACGTAACAAAAAGCGAAAGAGATTGCAGATTACGTCGCTTTTTAAAAAGAAGGTGAATCAAGCGCTAGCTGGGCATTTGTACGGCAGCAAGCTTGATGTGGGATATTTTCGGATGACACCTCTTACTGTTGAAAATTCACAAAAAGTACTTGATTTGGGGATATTGTTCAATCCAGTTAAAATGATTCATGCGGCAGATGTGTTATTTAATGGTGCGACACCGGTCGAGACTCCTGGGATAGGTGATTTGCAATGGCAAAATACTTATATTCGAAAGGATTTTTTTACGAATAGTTGGTTTACTATGGAGTTAAAAAATTTGTCTCAGAGAACGTATACTTTGAAGTTCTATACATGTGCACCAAAAATTAAAATGCCTAGTCATATGCAGAACATCAGTACTAATAATGCTGTTGCGGATTGGGAAGTTGGTTTGCAACTGATGAACACGGGTACAACCAATCCGCTTAATAATGTTAAAGAGACATTATATGCTGATCCTCGTGATGTTCCCCAATTTAATACCTTTTGGCGCACCGAAATGACGACAGTCATTTTGAAGCCTGGTGAATCGTATACGTATTTTGTACAGGGTCCATCTCAGCTAGAGATAGATTGGTCGAAGTATTTGACACGAGGCATTACAGGTGATACTGATGTTCATTATCCATCATATGGACCTTGGAGTCGTGCTTGTTTTGTTGTATATTATCCAGATTTGGTTACTGGTACGCTTGCTAATTCTGGTAGGTATCCTTCAGGTGGTACTGGAAGTGGTGGTATTTGTGCTGAAGTAAAAACGAAGTTTAGTCTTCAATGTCCAGAGTCAGCTGGTTTTGTATATCCAGTGTCTACGGCTGCTGGTGTAACCCAGCAGTTGAACAACAAAAAACCTACCAAAGTCATTAAGATTTGGAGTGGAGGATTATCAGGGACTGTTCAAGATATTCTTGAAGAAAATCCTCTCGCTGCAGTGGATCCAATTGATTAACGCTTTACTCGTCTTTATTAAAAAAGTTTTCAAAACGTGTGATTTTAATTCTTCTCTTAAGTGCCTTTAAGGTTAATTCATCGAGTTCTGGGTACCATTGTTCAATATCCAAGTTGGATGTGATCCAAATGGATCGCGCACGTAACGGGACACTTGATCCTTTAACTTCCACATTGACTGGATAACGATCAAGCCATCGTAGTAAGTGTGAGACATCGATTCGACCACGAAATTCATCGATGACAACACTCTCTTGGCCACTGTAACCGCACCAAAACTTTGAGTTGGGATCTTTACAGTAAGCTTCCATACCGGCACGCTCCCAAGCAAGTCGAGATTTTCCAGTCCCAGTTGGACCGACGAATAGATAGCAAGTTCGCTCCATAGCAACTGGTTGAGCGTAGTCTGCTGCAATTGCTCGCAACGTGCGATAATGACGAACACGTATCTCTGCTGGAATGGATAAGATGTCTCCACCCACTGCACATCCCCAGATGGCGTCCCAGTCGTTGGAGTCGTTTCTCTTGAAGGGTTTGGCACCAAGTTCGAATTGGGTTCCTTCAACTCTTGTGTCTTCTTTCCAGACATAGTCATTGGCACTTCTTGATCTTGTGAGCTCTGCGTGGATTCCGTCTCCGAAGATTCGTTTGATGCCAGCCAAGCTGCTCTTTGAAGAGAGGGCCACAAGGACCTGCCAGTGTAGGTAGTCGGTGTCTGCCCCGCGTTCCAGTTGTCCTCGGATCCAATTGACTCCCTGCGGTAGATGGGGGACCCAGTCATGGTGGGGAATCGTGAGGAGCCAGTAGATTCCCTGTCTTCTTGATGCCATGTTGCCATTGAGTGATGAGAAATATGGGGATTTCTCTCTAGTTATATAGAGATCAGGGTTGTGGTAGCCCTAATCCTCCGGTGCCACCCCACAGCCTTAGCACACAGCCCTCGACCGAGTCGGTGAATCGGCGAATCGGAGTCGGTCGCCGATCCCGATTCGGAGATATAGATAGCCCGCAATACCGAGACATAAACATAGAATAACGGCGGTTCGCGTGAGCGAGCCCCAAACCTATCACCCCCTGTGGCCGCAGGCGGGGCCCCCCCGAAGGGAGGGGTGACAGGGGGTAGACAGAAAGCGCCTGTAAGACAAATTCTCTGTGAGAATTCAAGTATTACTTACAGGCGCGAGTTCTCAATTCTCGTGTGGCGCAGCAGATAAATTGAGAACTCAAAAAAAAAGTTTACTAAATGGATCTATTGGGTACAATTGCAGGAGGTGCGTTGGGATATATTCATGGCAACACCAGGGGTGCTATAAAAGGAGCGTATTGGGGCAGAAAACTTGCCCAAAATAAATACAACATGGCTCCAATCCCTAAGAAGCGGAAGACTGTTACTACTGACGCAACGTATCGATCGAGACCAAGGGGAGCAGTCGACCCTGCGCGAAAGCGAAATAAGGTGTCACACAA